GGTGCTATTGTTGGGAGATCAGAAATTGCATCTACTTCTTTGTAGATAACCCCGAGGGCTGATCCTGACTTACTGTCGAAAGCTGATATCTCAAACTCTACACTGTCAGAAGAAGATATCTCAAAGACGTATTGTTGGTAATTAGGTTCATCGGCTTCTTTTGCTAATGCAAAATCAGTAGCAGAAGTATGTTTGGCGTTGTACTTTCCGTGTCCAAAATTATCAGTCGAGTTCGCAACTACAGTTTGCACTTCCCCCACTGTAAGTTTACTAACATTAAAACCATCATAAGAACTGAAATTAGGATATTGAGGGCTTCCCCCGCTTGTTTTTTGAGCAAAACTTCTTAAAGCTCTGTATATAGAATCCCGTAAACTTTTCGCTATAAGACCTGTGCTAATTCCTTGTGTGGTGTCTCCTGAAGATTGAGCATTCGTTTTAAAAGAGGCATTAAATTCGTGATTAGAAGAGCTTAAAGTTCCACTGGAAACACTGGTAGCATCATTTAAAGAACCGCTGACAGTATAAGTTATTTCACTGTCCTGTATAGCTGATGTGACAGTAGTTCCATTATTCAAAGTCCCGCTTTCATAATACCTAGCCTTAATCTTTATGTTGTACTCGGTTGAGTAATCGCCCTTCTTAATAAACACGAGGGCTTTATTCGTGGTTGACGAGGCGGTTATAGCGTCACTTTTAGTAGCCGTACGATCTACGTTTACACTTGTATTAAGAATAAAAGTAGTATCCCCGACTGTGAGAGCTTTAAGGACATCCTTTGGTTTATCACCCGGGGCGACGTAAAGGTAATCCCCGTCCGAGTAAGTTGTCGATCCCGTTGTGGTGACTGTATCGTAGTCCAATATATTAAAGACCTTCGCTGTGTTGTTATTTATAATGAGCACATACTTCTCGTTTTTATCCCGATTGATGAAGTGTATGAAAGCTCCATCAGCTATCTCGGACCCCGTCAAATTATTGAGGTAGCGGGTATTCGGGCGTTTCTTCAAGCCATCCGCGACAGACGAGAGTGCGTTTATCTGCTCCTCGCATTGTCCATCAAATCTTAATGTAGCGGGTTGCTGACTAACCCCTTGGACGAGATTAGGAAGAGAAGTATTTATAAGTGCCATTATTAGTAAAGAGAATGATTTCTGTTAATGCCTACCCGTGAAGCGGTATCGTAGTTGTCAAATATTGTTCGATCCGAATTACTGTTATCGGACATCTCCAAGTTAGCTTTTGCAGAGAACTCATCGCGTATGATAAGTGCTTCCAGTTCCCTCGATCCTACTAGGCGGGATTGTAAGGAACGAGCGGCCCTTAGTGTTATGTATCTTCGTGCTTGCTCGGGCATATTATCCCAATCCAAAAGCTCTACTAAAGTTACCTCGATGTCCGATGTGAAAGTGTATGTTTTATTTTTACGATCATATAGAGATAGCCCTCGTTGGACCAGATCGATATTATCGCCTCCCTCGTGATCTACTTGCAGCGTGTTCGAGGGAAGAGTTATAGCATCATTTACAGGAGTAAGTTTGTGCTCCTTGGTAGTATTAAAATGCCACCCCTCACTTTGCACTTCTCTGGATATCTCATCAAGTATTGTTACTGCATTCGCTGCTGATACAGGAAGTTCCGAGGTGTTTGATATGCTGTTTACAGGTGCTTCACCGATGTAGCCAAGCATCGTGTTAACGGCTTCAAGTTGTGTCGTGAGTGTTGCCATGTTTGTTTTTCTTTAATAAGTGAAAAATAAAAAGGGAGCGAGGGACTATAAATTAATAATCCCCCGCCCCCTCCTGTGTGATTTATGAGTTATTGTCGTTATCGATTACGATTAAGTAATGTTAACGCAAGCACCCGGTCTTAAGACATTGTGACCCATTGCGTACTTAGCAACGAATAGTGTGCCTTGGTGAGCTACCGAATAATCGGACTCAGTTGAGAGGTCGAGGAGCTTTACAGTTCCTACACCGCTCGGGTGTCCTGCAAGTGCTACAGTAGTGCTTAAGTCAGCATTATATCCACCAGTGTCTTCGGCATCAGTAAGGTCGAATGGATGGTTATTTGCGCCAGCGTCATCTGAGTCTGGCTGAGTTGCTATGTTAATAGCATCAAAGTTGTTAGACTTGAATACGTTAATTCCTCCAACTACCGGGCAGTTACCTTTGCTTACAGATCCAGAACCATCGTAGTCTCTATTGATAGCGATGTTATCTTGACCTACTAACTTGTAGTAACTATTTGGAGTAAGGATGATGAAACGATTACCGTCATCCGGAACGTCGTTTACGTCGAGCTTCTCGGCTACTGACATAATTGTTTCTACAACTTTACCTCCAGTCGAAACATCTCCGACGAAGTCGATACCGCGAGGCTGACCTGAAGGAGTTGATGTGTCTTTACCACCAGCGGCAAGAGTCTTGAGAACTGCCCTGTCGAATCTCTGCGCAAGTGCGGTTCCTAATTCTCGGCTGAACTGACCCCTAACATCGAAGTGATTTTTTAGTTCATCGATGTTCGCAATAAACGTCGAACTCACAAGCATCTTATCAATCGTGATAATTTGCTCGTTCATTTTGAAGTCCGTGTTATATCCAGCTGTGTTTAAGATATCCTCTCCGGGTGTATGGTATTTTGCGGATGCAATTCCAATTGTCGGAAAAATTGCTGACTTACCAGAGCTTATTGTTCTGATAGTGTGCAGCGGTTTCATTATCTGAGTCTTCTCGAATGTAGCGAGAATCTCGTTGGCGAATACTTTGAGAAACAAAGCATCGTAGGCTGTTCCTGTAGCCTCTGCTCTTCCCAATCTACTTGGGCTGTTTACGTCTGACATAATTTATATGTACCTTTCTTTTATTTTTGTGTTTGTTGTTTTATTTTCTACTTAAACAACGCACTCCAATTTAAACTAAAAGACCTATACTGATTGTTCTTGTTGTTGATTGTCCCTCGCAAGGGGTCGCACTCGAAACAAACCTATTTGGTTTATTTGTGTTCTTTATTGCTGTGTGTTGAAATCTTTTATTTAGAAGTACCGTGTTCTAGATCATTCACGTACCTCAGTATCTCTCCGATTGTCCCTTTTTCCTCCGTTGTGAACGAATGGTGATTCAGTTTCGAGATAAAATAAGGGATCTTCGTCGGAGGGGGCGTAGGGTTTAGGAGTGAACATCCACTCATCGATAAGATCATCATTAGAGTTATGCTGCCTCTTGTAAACTTCCTTTTCATACGCCTCGACTATTTTGTAAAACAGTTCGCCAATCTTAGGAAAGTTAATCAGTAGACTGACGAGTAGTTTTATCATGGTTCCTATTTAGGTTTTGCTTTGCCTACGTTGAGGGCAAGCCAGTTGAGTACTTTCGCAAGTAATGATGTAATCTTGTTATCTGTCTCGTTGGGCGTAATTGCGCTGATAAGACTAGCAAGAGTTACGGTTGCTGTGGCGATAGCTATAAGCTCCGCGCTGTTCTCGGTGATGTATGTTAGCATAATACTTCCTTCTATATATTTGGTGATACTGAAATTCTTTTTTCGACCTCTGCTCGGTAAGCAGGATCAATTTGATATCGCCTGTCGTTTATTGCTTCAACGACTTGGGCATTGCTGTTAAAAGGTTGAATAGCTGCTTTTGAAGTCCCTCCCTTTGCAATATTCACGGGCGATCCCCCACCTTCGCTCAGATATCTCGCGTATAAGCCCTTAACTGCCATGTTAGCGGTATCTTTCGAGCCTCCCGACACTATTTCATCAAAGCTATCTATCTCCGAAGCAGGTAAGGAACTACTCGCCCATTCGATCATGGCATCATAATTCTCCTTGCCGCCTACGGAATCCCTGATGGCTGATGCGGCTACTTCGAGGGAAGCTTCCTGCCCTTTCACGTAAGCCTCGGCAAACTCCCGGGGAACCCCCGCTTCTTCAAGAGATTTGTAGTTCTCCTCGGTCATTCCCGCGTCTGAGAAAAAAGCATCGCTGGCGTTCTGAATTGCTTTCGACACATCCGGGCTTTCTCCCGTGACTTCCCCTTTCTCTTCTTTATTTGGCTGACTTTCCTTTCCTCGTTCCTTTTCGAGTTCAGTGTAAGCTTTCGCAAGATCCTCGGGGGTCTTGAATTTCTCGGGCAACCACTCGGGTTTCTCCTCGACTGATTCCTCCGCAACATTATCTTCTTGTCCAGAAGGCTCCTGCTGTGTTGGCTCTTCCATTACTTGGCCTATCCCCTCCGCTTCTTGTTTTGCTAATTGATCTTCGAGGGTCATCTGCTCCCCTGCGACTGGCTCGTTTATCTCTACTCTTTCTACTGACATATATGGTTCCTCCCATTCACTATAGTTAATATTAGTTTATTCTACTGGTTCTTCTCCCTGCCCCTCTTGAGCAAGCGATGATTGATCTGAAGCGGCTTTGATGCCAGCGGGTCCGAGCTTCTCTGCCATCTGTTGCATCTGTTGTTGCTGCTGTTCTTGCATAATTTCCTCTTGGGTCTTTATAAGTCCCGCTGTTTTGATACCGAGGGCTGTCGCTCTCCTCTTAAAATATTCATCGATGTTTACAAATGCCGCGACCGCTTCTGGGCCGACTACTTGTGCCGCTCCCGCTAGGAACGCATCGAGCTTCTGTAAATCATGTCCTCTTCCGAGAGCCTCTATGCCTGTAACGATCACGGGATTTACGAGGTCTTTAGGAAGCTTAGGCATATTCTTCTTCTTCTGCATCACACCCATCAACCGATTAACGAGAGGGAGTTGCATCTCATTCGAGAGCAAACTATAAAGTCCCCCGAGGGCTGACTCGAGTTCCATAGAAATCATCCTGATCTCCTCTGCTGTTACCCGTTCTGCGTTGCGTATAGCCCCACTAGTTAACAGGAAGCTTTGCCCGAGCCTATCTCTGATTGTATTGATTGTCTCAGCAGCAACGCGGAAGTCATTAAATTTATTTACTTGGAGTGTCGAAACATCTGCCGCATTTCCCTGAACGATTGCCCCGTTGGTACTGTCGGATAAAGTCTTCGCCCGAGTTGTCCCGTTTGGATTGACGAGGAAAAGAACCTTCGCGGCTGCCGCTGATCCCTCGACAATTGCCTGAGTAAGTGCTTCAAGAGATTGGAGATCCCCTAGGTATTCCTCGACATACCCTCTGCCGTATGCTTCCCCGTCAATACGAGAGAAACGAAGAGGGATGTAGGGGGACTTATCGAGCGGGAGAGTACCACCATTATCGGGCAATAGTGTTCCGTTGATGTCCTGTTTAATTAACCATTTGTTATCGTGTCGGCAAATAGCCGTGAAAAGATTTACGGTGTCATCCGATCCTTGTGTGGAGTTCTCGGGCTGACTGATGACTTCCTTAATTTCCTCGTCAAGTGCTGCGTAGCTTATTGTTTCCTTCGTCGCTATGTAGAGAACATTACCCATCGGGTCACGCTCGATAACAAAACGATCCAGACGGAAGACACGCATACCACCATCCTCGGGCATATATAAAAGAGCATTCCCGGTGATGATAAGTTGCTTGAGGGCTTCGTGTATGGCAATGCGGTAGCGTTCCTTTGCTATCTCGTCCATTACCGAGTCCTCTACTTTCCTCAACGCGGAATCTATCTCGCTTATAACTTCCTCGGGTGCGCCCTCTTGTTGCAACTTATTTGTGTCTACCTGCAATCTAAAGAAGGGGGCATTCGGGGGAAGCAAGGCAAGAAGGAGTTTCGAGGCTAAGTTATTTACCCCTCGTGCTCCTATGCCTTGAAAGGGTGTATTAAGTCGGGAACTAGATCCAAAGCCTTCCTCGGTGAGTATGTAAGGCAAGGTAAGCTTTGCGGATTGTCTACCCCGGTCGAGGTAATTATCTCTACCACCTTCAAGCTTTGTATATAGCTGCTCGGCTGTTTCTTTGTAATCGTAATTCATAAATTATAAAAATATTCTATTAGGAGCGTTCTCAGGTCGAGGTACTGGAACTTCTTCCCAAGCTTCATCGTCTTCGGGAGTGTCTGGATCATCCGCAATAAACTGTCCATCCTCATCGCGTTTGCGAACACGTTCAGTTTGATCTGATGACCACTCTATAAAATCTTCTGCTGGCTCGGCATCCATGTCTCCTTTGACATCCCGGAAGAGAACCCAATGCTTACCATCTGATACAGTTATGGGGGACTCCCATTCCATTCCTGTTTCATCTACAATCGTTTCAGTCTCACCTGTAGGCATAATATGCTCACCTATAACAGTGAATACATGAGTTCCACTTTGAGTCATCGGGATGGTAACCTCAATTCCGTTGCCGTCATCTTGGGTCGTGGTGAATCCCATCTGCTCTGCAAATGTCAGGGCTTGCTCTTTTGTCTCAAACTTTAAAAGATAATCAATCATTTCCATCTTCTTCTATTGGGTCTTCGTCCTCTTCACCACCACCATCTGGATTTGCACTGGCAGTTACCCAGTCCTCTGGAAGTTCATCTACAAGGACATCATCATCTGTGAGGAGGGCTTCGTCAGGAATGCTTGTGTGTTCCTCTTCAGTTTCCTCGTCAGTCCAAGTGTTCTTTTTAATTTTAATGAATGCACGAGGGTTCTCTTCAGATCCTTCAATAGACCATCCCCACCAGTATCGAGAGCCAGAAGCAGTCCTATGATAAGATAAACCTTTTTGTATTCCTGCTTGTTCGCTACGGAGTTCCGCTTCCTGTTCGTTGTTAAATATTATATATGCCATGTCTTTTAATAGATGGTGTAGTGAGTGTTTATGTTTGATTCGATTCCTGCTTGGTTTGCGTGTTGATCTGAGTCGTACCAGATCATTTCAGAGAACTTTACGTCTTCTAGATTCCAAGAATTATTAGAGGTATTATCAAAGAAGCCTACATTAAACCCAGTCCAAGTAGTAGTAGAAGCACTCCGATGATAAACTAACTTGCGTCCTGCAATTTCATCGTAAACATCATCTCGGTCGCTAGGACTTTTCTCAACCCCATTCACTTCTAAAATAGGTGAACCATAGTTTACAGTCGTTGAGGCAGTAGCGTTTCCATTGTG